TCTTGCTGTAATTGTACCTGAAGATACAATGCTCGTTGCTGTCAAAGCAGGCATGTTTGCTGCAATATTTGCAAGAGTTACAGCTACAGATGTGCTTGAGTCAGTAATTGCAAATAAAGCACTACTGCTAGGGGTGCTTGTTGTTGTCAGTTCTGAAAATTTCTTTGTTGCCATCTATTGTACTGTCCAAGTCGTTGTTGCTACTGCTGGTATGTCTTGCCAATTACCAGGTGCTATATTTTTATTATCTTCTTGTTGGAAGAGGTTTCCATCTTCATCAGCTAGCAAAAATATATTATCTTCTGTCTCGAAATATCCTTGTGCTACATCGCTTACATTTGTCCATGAAGTTGAACTTGTGCTTACCCCTGTCCATGTAGTCATTAGTATGCTCCGTAGTCAATTCTTGTAGTTGGTGCTACTCCCGAATGTCGATCTCTTTCGTTTGAATCTATTATATCTTTTTTGGCTCTATCGTATAAAGCTGACCAAGTTTGTAGTCTTTTATCATTATAGAGGTAAGGCTCTGCTTCAACCAATGCGCCATATAAATAAGCGTCAGGGTGAAATGTAAGCATGTCATTAGTCGTATTTGAATCTGATAAAGCTGTAAAATATTTAAAATACAGCATTTCTATTTGATATACCCCGTCAGGTATTGGTCTTAGTTGAAAGGTATTACCAATAATAGAATATGCTTTAGGTTTGCCTGTGTTACTCCCTGCTCTAACTCTGTCCATTTGCTCAGGTGTTAGATACTCTAAAGCTGTTTTAGGATCAGTGTTTAGCTGTATGTTACGCATAGCAACAAAATTATCAGGCAAAGTGTAATATTCAGTATCAGCAATAGTGCTTGCTGTCACCCTTGTTTCCATACGCCTTATTTTAAAATCTCTTCTGTGTCTTGTCTCTGCAAGTGCAATAAATTCAGGTATTCTATCGTCTAAGTCTGTTCTATCTAACCAGTTAGATATAGCAGTTTTAAGTTCTGAGTAGTTTGTGAGTGCCATTTATTTCCTTTGTAGTCTATTTTTTTGCGTTTTGTTAATTTTTTTTTGAGGAAGATTTTTTCTTTGTTCGATAAGTCGAAGCAAAGTTAAGGGTAAAATAGATTTTGAGCCTAAAACCAAACCAGGAGAAAAAGTTCCTATGTCTCGTGACAAATCATCGACTGTTCCTGATTGTTTTGGTTTGTTCTTTCTAAATCTTTTATTTTTCCTAAAATAAAATCTAGCCATTATATTTTTCTATTGGTTGTTTTTAAGTATCTATATTCAGGGCTGTTAATTAGTTTTTTAACGCCCTCTTTGTGGTTTGGGTTAAACATATCAACCCCATATTTACTCTTCCATTCGTAGTACACAGTCATAGGAATCCTTGCAGATAACCTAAAATCATCAGCTATGTGGTGATCTTCTTGTTGTAATCGTTTGTTTGAGTCAATAAGGGGTTGAATATCCTGCACATGCTCGATAGCCATTTCTTTTGTTGGTTCGTGCCAATGAAAAATTTGACCATCATCGAGTTTTCGTCTCATTCGCTCAACTCGTCTATGTATAAGTTTGCTGTAGAACTAGCTACAATTGCTGCGACTTTCATACCACCATCAATCTTGAAGATTTCAGGATCATAAGCACCTAATATGGTTGAGCTTGTTGTTGCTGTTGGGTTTGCACCGAAAGCAATAAAAACACCATCGGTGTCGGCTACGACTCTAACATATTCTGTGCTTGCATTAGTTGCTGCTGTTTGTTGAGAACCAGTATTTACAGTTCTCTTTATTGTATTAGTTACTCTCAAACCATAATTTACTGATGCCATGTTTATCTCCTAATTACAAATGTTACATCTAGTGCCTGAGCGCCTGTAGAGTTTCCATCAGTAATCATTTCGATAGAACCATCTTCTTCAACTCGATTTAGTGCTGTTGGAACAGATCCGTCCATTGTACCAACTGCTGAACCTGAGTGCGCAACTGTAAAACCTGCACCTGTTACAGCAGTACCACCAATCTCAAAAGTAATTGCAGCATTACCACCACTTATAGCTCCCTGCAAAACAGACATAATTTTAATTATTCTGCCACCATCAGGAACTGCTACAAATGTTGAACCTGCTGTTGATATGTCAGAGATTCTACCTGTTATAAAATAATCGTTTAATGTTCTCATTAAATTTCTCCATGTCAATAACCCTCGTTCCGAAGCGATACCTTCTTCAAGGTCATTATTAATTTGGTATCAAGTGAGGGGAGTAAAAACAATATGAGGAACTCCCCTCTGCATATATGACTATGCAAATCCTATGATGTAGTTAAGTCCGCTATAGTTGCTGAACTTGCTTCATTCTTAGCAATTAGAGTCCATTCAGCTAAGAGTAGTCTCTTCTCTGCGTCTCCAGTTTTTGCTAATTCAACAGTTTGAAAAGGTCTTAAAAAACCAGTAGCAAACATTTCTGTTTCAACTAATAAAGCACTTCTTCCTGAAGAACGAAGTATTCTATCAGCTACTACTCTAATCTCACCAAAGTCTGAAACATAAACATCAATAGTAGCAACTAAGCTTCTATCTTCTGCCATGTCCATACGAGTTGAGTTACCAGTAAAACCTGATACTTTCTGTTTATTGAATGAGCCAACCAACATTAGATCAGGTTCTCCACCATTATCAAAACAAGATTTTAGTTCTGTTTTAAGTAAAGATTCTGTCAATGCTCTTTGAGTTCCGTCTGTAACATCACCTGAAGAGTTTGAACCACCTGAACCATAAGAGTTGTTAGTTGTAGTCCAAGATTCAAAACCCCTAGACTTACGAGCAGCTCCACCATTACCTGAACCTGCTGTTGCATCGGTTTTACCAGTAAGGTCTAGCTCCATATCTCTTTTGAGTTCTTTACCAGCTTTAGCTATTTGATAAGCTAACTCTGAGTCTACTCCAGCATGTATGACTGCTTCTTGCGTACCTGAAACCATAACAGGATTATATGAAATCTGTGTATAGTTGAGAACACGAGTGGTAGCCGACAATGCTGCTGAAGGTGAATCATCACCCTCGATTTGTGCGTTTGAAGCAGCAGATGCTAGTGTGTCAGTTTGCCATTCATGTTTGGTAAAAGTAGCTGTACCTGTACCAATAGATGACATAAACGGAGTGTCAGTTGGAGTAATATTATAAATAATATCCTGCAAATCTTCTCTGTTACCAACAGCATCATACGTCTCAAACGTATTACTTAATTGTGCCATTTTTGATTACCTATGTTAAAAGTTAGTATTTAAGACTTCATTAAGCCTTCAATCATTTTGGCTGCATCGCCAACTTTTCCTGAACGCTTGAGTCTTGCTTTTTGGCGCTTTATGTTTTCTTGATCTATTTCTGATTTAGGTGTTGATGTTCCAGGTTTAGTAACCTTCGGTACAACCTTTGCCTTTTTCTTTGAAATTTTGGTATCTAACAAGTTTTGATACAACATAGCTTTGTGTAGAACTTCAACAGAACGAGCATCAATAAGACTATCTACCTCTTGCTCTGTAAAGCCAGTTTGCATAGCAAAAGACTTTATTCTTGCTTTGAGTTTCGGCCCTTTATCAGGATCGTTAAACTCAGGCAGTTTTTCAGCCATTATTTGTTGTTGTTTTGCAAGTTCTTCACTCCACTTTTGTTGCATTTCTTGTTGTTGTTTGCTTAATTCGAGATTTTTTTGCTCTTCAGCGAGTCTGCGATTTTCTTGCAACTCTCTGTATTGGTCTCGTTTCATAGCATATTCCATTGGATCTTCTAACTTGAGTTTTTCCCATTCAACTGATTTGAACTCCTCTAATTTGGAATCAGCTTGTTGGTTAAATTGTTCAAGTTGTGAAACATATCGCTGTCTTTCTTGTTGAGTCGCTTGAAGTTCATCGTCCATTTTTTTGCGTTGCTCTGCCAATACTTGACTTTTTCTTGTGTAATCAGCAGTCCTGCTATAACCCTGCTGTAGCTCATCAAGGGTTACCTCAACGTCTTTACCATCAACTTTAACAGTATAACTTTGAGGTTCTTGTGTTTGCTCAGCTTGGTCTTGCTCGACTAAATCCTCTGCAACTAATCCGTCAGGATTAGCTGTTTCGTTTTCAACTGATTCGGCAGATTGCTCTGCCTGTGCAGAAGTATTTTCTTCTACTTCTGTTTGTTCTTCTTGCTCTACAGGTTGTTCCGATGCTGGAGACTGTAGTTGTGCTTGAAGTAACGCTTTCTGTGCTGATGCAACATCAGTCACAGGAATTCCTTTATGCTTGCTTTCTTGCACAGGTATATTGTCCTGTGGGGTAGGTTTAATAACTTTAGCCATTATTTACCTCCCTTATTTTCTTCTTCAATGATTTTGCCATTTTCCATTGTATTGACTAACACTGATTTAGCTGTGAGCATCCCTCTGAGTGAGTGATACAAAGCCTCTCTTGTTTCTGTATCGGTTATCTCTGTTCTTATCCATTTTTGGTATATATCATTTTCGATAACACTATAAGATTTGATAAGCAGTGGGTTTTCCAACAACTCTCTTGCTTGTCTGCCCTCTGCTATTTGTGCATCTTTATCTGCCATTGTTTTCTCCTATCTGTTTGATTCTATCTGACAAATTGTCAGGTATAGCTCTTCTCCCAGTAAGATACCCCTTAATTTTATTGACAGGTATGCCAGTTTTAAGGAATAGCTCATTGATTGAAACTCGGTGTTTCAACATTAGTTGTTGTAAATCGTATTTTGTAATTTTATTTTTTTGCAAATGTCCGTACATTTTTTGGTTTTGGCCCAGTATTACCTGCGGCTCTTTTTCTTGATACTGCTGATCTGATCTGTGCTTTGGTCATTCTTGCAGCTTTGGCTGCTGGTACGCATTTAGGGTATTTGCGCCCACTTCCTTTGCCACGACCACATTTGTGATAGCCTCCACCTTTTTTTGGTGAGCCAATATCAACCCAATTTTCTTTAAACCATTTGGTTAGACCACCAGTAGACCTAGCCACTTTTGTAGCCCCCACCCCTTTTTTTGTAGGTTCTAACCAGCCAAGCATTAGCATAGGCAGATGGATAGACTTTAAATTTTCTTTTGGCCTCAGCTTTTACTCTTGAGTACAAAGCAGGATTGGTAGGTATATTACGTCCTTTTTTTCTTGCCTTTTTTGCCATTTTTTATGACACCTCTACCCATCAATATATCTGCTTTTGTAATTTTTCCGTCTTTGTTAAGGTCAGGAAACTTCCTTTTCTTTTTCATCATGATCTTGCTACCTTCTTTGCTCTTGCAGATAAATCTTTGAAGTGAACAACTTGCTTAGAAGTTTTGCTGTGTGTCTTGCCTGTATGAATTTGTCCATTAGGCATTTTATGCACAGCTCCTTTAAACTCTTTACCTGTTTTAAAATAATGCTTGGTCTTAGCACCCACAACATTTACCTTTTTTCTTTTTCTTTCCTTTTTTCATTGGTTTGCCATACATAATGTTTCTCCTAAAATAAATTTAATATTTCTTGCATGTTATTGCTTACAAGCGCAAATACAATAACTGCACCATAAACAATATACTTGAATCTAAATATCTCAATCTTGACATCTCGCATATCTTTCTCGATATGTTGCAAATGATTGTTCTTAATATCACTTATATCTTTTTTGATAATCTCGATTTCGAGATTGAGTTCGTTTAAGTCTTTCATGCTAGTGGCAACCTTTTGCGTTTTGGATAAGTGCTAAGTGCGATTGCTACTGCTTGTTTTTGAGGTTTGCCCTCTTTTCTTAAAAGTTTGATCTTTTTAGATATGAGCTTTTGTCTTTGAATCTTGCCAAAGCCTGAGTGTTTTGGAAATGCCATTAGTCATTACCAATCTTAACAGGTCTGCCTTGAACAGCCTCAAGGGCTAGTTCTTGCTCGTTTAACTGTAGTTGTGATTTTTTAATCTCTAAATCTTTGTTTTTAAGTGCAAGGTTGATAGCCGATTCTTCTTGTTTTAGTTTTAACTCTTGGGCTTTAATTTGTGTTTCAATCTCTAACTCTTTAGCTTGTAGTTGTAGTTTTTGTAACTCAACTTGTGCTTTTTGTGCTGCAACCTGCTCATCAATTGTTGGTTGTGCTGGTTGTGGTGGTGGCATCATTTGTGGGTTAGATATAAACTGATCGGTATTTTTATACCCAGCTTGTGCTATAAACTCGCTAACTGCGTTGTATATATTCTGTGGTTGCACAAGAGAACCCATGCCTCCTTGTTGCACAATCGTTGATATGATTTGCATAATACTGTTCATAGTCTGCATTTTGCTTTGTTGTGAACCACTTCCAACACCTACATTGACAGTACAGTTAAGTTTTTCCTTCCACCTCGATACATCAATCGGCACAAATTTTCCGTTAAGATAAAACATTTTCTCACGATCTTCGTATCTTTGTATAAGCGAGTATATGTTTCTAAATAAATCTTTGATACCTGTCTCTGCAAATATACGTGCAATCAACTCAATTCTTTGCATTGATGACTCAGTT